TTACACTCTACTGCAAAGTAGGGCATGTCTAGATCGCACTGATCTTTCTGTTGATACTGATCTAGGTTACGTTTAGTTTGGTAGTCAATACCCTCTGCTATAAAGAACTCGTTAAGGATCTTGGCTATATCACGTTCAAACGCGGCGCCTTTATTTCTGGAATTAATCTTGGCCATTTATTTTTTTTTATTAAGTTTATAATTTTCTTTGCTCTGCATATAAATTAACGCTCTTGTAACTTGCTCCAGTAATTTTTCTTGATCTTTTTTAGTTGGTATTGCACAAGAGGCACAATCACATACAAGCAAAGCCGTAGTACCTACTGGGGGTGGTCCATATTTTTTACATTTAATCTTGGCCATCTAAATCTAGTGTAACAATATTAGGACTGTTATGAATGGTAGGCTTAGTTCCTTTTAGATACTTCTTATAAGACTCTAGGCTTGCAGACATTTTTATCCAGGCTTTATCCATTTGTTGTTCGGTTATCTTAAACACCTTGCTTGCGTAAGGTAGTTTCTTTTCTTGAGCTACAAATACAAACTCTTTGACTCGGTAGCCTGCGGCTTCCAATCCTCTTCTGTACCAAGCGGCTTGTTGGTCGTAGCCATACTTTAGTACCGACTCAAGAAAAGACTCAGGACTGCAACTGTAGGTGGTCTTGTAATCCACCGCGACAATCTCGAAGTCTTGATGTATTCCTTGCGGACTGCATATAACGTCAGGTCTACACTTACAAAGCACGTCGTCTTCATACCAATAGAAAGAGGCTTCAGGTATCTTGTTATCACCATTCAAATACATATCGGCTTCAGGAATGATATTAGATGCCATACCTTCTATATCTAGGTAATCTCTTTCATTAATAACCACTAAGCCACGATCCTTAAAGTCTTGCTTTAAGTCTTTGCTAACCTTTGTATAGGGAGATCCAACGATCACCCCTACGTTATCGTTAAAGACTGCATCGCCCTCTACTAACATATAGTGAGCGGCAGTACCAAAGTTCATAGCGGGAGTGGTTTCGGTTTCAACCTCTATCGCGTGGACCTGGCTATCGTTAAATTTACGTACGAAGCTAGAGCTGATTCCCACGTCTGAGTGATACACCTCATTTGGTATCTCACGTATTATTATTGCATCCCCTTTCTCTATAGGGTCATATTCTAGTAATTCAGGTATCTGTTTCATAATTTTTTCCGTTAAAAGGGTACGTCATCTTCCCAATCTTTTTTTCTAAATACACGTTTGGTATCGCCTTCTTTCTGTTGCAATTCAAACGCAGCTTGTTTTTTAAACATATCTACGAAAGGTGTGTCTTCTTCATATTCTAACAAAGCAGTCTGCACGATCTTGTCGCAGTTAAGAGGTTCAGGCCAATAGCCCATAAAGTTTTTAAGATTGGTCAGGTTTTCCTGTACCGATTTACGTGGTTCATAAGTTGGTTTCTGTATAGATTCCCAATACTCTTGTATGGGTTTCATATCTGCATCGTCGCCTACAAACGTCAAGTCAAACTCAGTCTTGTCGTAGGGTAGATAAATGTATGTGCCGTCCTTTTTCCTAAAAGGATAGCAACGTAAGGGCTTACCTATTGTCATTCTTTAGCGCCTCCTTATAAGCCAATTCAAAGACGTGTGGATAGTGGTGTAGTACATACATCATTACTTCCGTCATTCTATTGATTGATTGAATGTCTTCAAACAGTTGATTGATATGGTCTGGTTGGACTTTACCAATCTGTTCTTTTGTATCTTCCGATAGGGTCGTTTCTATTAAGGTGTTTAGTTCACTCATTACTTTCTCCAAAAAGTTAAAGTACAACTATATAAAAAAACTTTACACTTGTAAACTGATATGTTTATACTATAGGTAAATTACTTAGGAGAAAGTGAAATGGCAAAGCCAAAAATAAATGAAGAACAACTATATAACGATTTTAATCTTGAAATATTGGATGCGATTGAAAAAGCGGAACCTTTAGGTACGCCGATGATTGCACATGCCGGGTTGAGATTGTTTACTCAAATGGCTCTTGATTGCGCGCCAAACGAAATAATTGGATTGGGTGTCGTACTTGATACTATTAGAGATGTAAAACGCGACGATGAGTTTGAGTCTGATGAGTAATCAATACAAACCAAAAGAATACGTAGGCTATCAAGATATATTAGATAACGTAAGATCTATAGTTAAGCGTATTGCACCTGAATGGGCCGCCTCATCTATCGTTAAGGAGATAGATAACCTGGAGACTACAATAGATGAAATGTATGCGGGTCGTCAGGATCAAGCAGAAGAGATGTTACGGGATGACTTTGAATAAGTTCTACATCAAGAGCGAACATCATACGGAAGATGTAGCGTACCGATTTAATCCTAACGTGTGGCATGAGGTCACTAACTGGAAGACTTATAAGGTCAAGGTAACGGACATACAAATAGTGTCAGACTTACCAAAGGACGTTAAGATGTTAATCAAGCGAGAAGTGTTTGAAGACATACTGGCCTCGGAACAATAGGGGAGAATATGAACGACGAAGCAAGGATAGTAGAGATATTACGTCTGTTTGGAGAGTTAGAAACGATCAATAAGACGTATGTATCTGATTTATTAGCAAAAAAAACAAAGGATAAGGATGCAAAAAGAAGTAACAGAATACAAATGGGTGGTTGAATATGGCGAAACTAAAGGCAAACGCTACAAGAAATATATCAAGGTTGAGAAACCTAAAAGGAAGTCGACAGAGGTAAACATACGATCTCTATAATATAATAGATATGCAGTTGCATCCCTTTCTCCGTAAGAAAGTAAAACAAATGGCTCGAGGTACAGTCAGCAACGAAGTACCTCACCTTAATTAATATGTTAAAAGCAGACGGATTCGACAAAGCAATAATAGGACAAACCTACGATATGGTGGTCCAGGAAGACCGCCTCATCTACTCGATTGAGAAATGTATAGAAATACTGGTCGAAAGAGATGGTATGGACTACGAAGAAGCTATCGAGTATATGGATTTTAACGTACTTTGCGCGTATATCGGCAAAGATCAGCCCGTTTTCTTGCGCGAGGAATACGAATAAGACCTATAATCAGATATATGGACAAGCTTGAATTGATACCTTTATCACTTAAAGAATCTAATTTATTCGTTACTAATTTTCACCGTCACAATAAAGCAGTACAAGGCGCTAAATATAGTTTAGGCGCTTCATATAACGATCAATTGGTTGGAGTGGCTATAGTCGGAAGACCTGTTGCGCGCAAACTTGACGACGGTTTTACTGCCGAAGTTACGCGAGTATGTGTATTGGAAGATGCACCTAAGAATACAAATTCGTTTCTGTACGGTAGAGCTTGGCGAGTATGGCAACAAATGGGCGGTAAACGTATGGTTACTTATACGATACAGGAAGAGTCAGGATCTAGTCTCAAAGCTGTAGGGTGGAAGATATTGGGAGAAACAGGCGGGTGGCAAGAAGGTAAAGGTTGGCAGACCCGTCCAGGCAGAGAATGGCAACCCGTAGTCGGGCAGATGAAGTTTCGTTGGGAAGTCAAAACCGAAACATAATCAGCTATACTATTGGTATGTCACACTTAAAAATAGTAGATCTTAATAATTACAAACGCAATCCGAGTCATATTGAAGGAAAAGAACGCCTGGATGCGTTGTTCGACAACTTTGTAAGCAGAGGAGCGCAACCGAATATGGTCGCTGAGATGATCTTAGCCTACGGTATATGCGAGGTACTTAATTACGCAGTACGGAACGAAGAGGGCCTTGATTCGATCAGTCGTTTGCTATCGGAAAGCTTCGGCCTAGATATAGAGCGAAATGAGTATTTTGAGCCTGATAATTCGGGTTTTGTCAAAAAGGATGATGATGAATGACAAAACTATTGGCTTGAAACCCTCTCAGTATAAGGTTTTGGCGTTTTGGCAGTTTTGTCAGGGTATGGGCTATTCTGTAAAAACATGTATACAAATAGTAGAAAATTATAGGGGGGTGTAAGAGAATGTATGACAAAAGGGGGTATATTAAAGAATATATATATAAAAGTACCTTAGAAAACCCTTACCTTATAGGATTTGTTAGAAAAATTAGTTTTGTCAGGTCGGGTGTGACAAAACTCTGACAAAACACATATAATATGACAAAACTAAAAGCAAACATTAGGAAGGAATTAGATCAGGAATTTGTAACATTATTAGAGAGTGAATTTATTGTTAAACTAGCGGAAGCATTTCCAGGAGCAAGAGTAATATGCCTAGAGACACGAACATAAGAAAGAACATCACCATTGAGCATACGTTAGAAGATACGGATGATATGCCAATAGAGTATCTGAACCACGACGAGAAACAACTGACTAAGAGACAAAGGTTATTAGTCTGGAACGCAGTCAACGATCCACAATTGACGTTTGCAGAAGCGGCCAAGAAAGCAGGGTATAAGAATCCTATAGTTGTCGGGAGACTGATGCGGAAGAATGAAGACAGTCGGTATGCTCACGTTCGTCGGGAGTATGAACGATTGATGTCGGAAGCTAAACAGAAGTTCGAGCTGACACATGAGCGTGCAGTAGAAGATCTATATAAACTTCGGGATGATGCCTGGAGTCGGGGTGCATTTAACGCAGCAATTCAGGCTCAAGGACTCTTGCTCAAGGTCGGGGGACTTATCGTTGATCGTCGGGAAGTATTGCACGGGAAGATAGATCAGATGAGTCGGGGTGA